CACGACGAGAGGCCGGAATCCGACGAGATGATGTTCTCTTGTACTGCATTTAAAATGCAGTGTGTTTTTTATTTTTGATGAGATATAAAAAAAATATACGAAATTAGATATGATAAAAAGAAAAATATAACCCTAATAAGTCCCTTAAATAGAAAAGGGAGGGAGTTAAAATGGAAAGTGAAAAGACGATCGAGAAGATCAACAAAGCAATCGACGAGATCGATAATGAAATTGAAGAGCCTGAAATAATATATGAACCAGGCGTCGAAATGGACGAAAAGAAGTTTCGATTTCAAAATACGTATGGTTTACTGACGTATAAAACTCATCTTGATAAGAAAGATTACATAAAGTGGATCAATGAAAAGTGTAAGGGTACACGATGGATTAGATTAGCACATGAGACGGGAGATGTACACTGCCCTTATAATCATACTCATGTGGTTATTGATTTTGGTAAGAAATTCGAGACAACTAACTGTCGATTCTTTGATTACGACAAAGAAGATTCTGATTCAGAAGAAAATATAGTTATACACCCGCATATTAAGAAATTAATAGGTAAAAAAGCATTTGAAGATGCTAAGAAGTATATAGCTAAAGAAGATCCTGATAATGCGGATCTATTAGAGAGACCAAATTGGGTAACAACGACATTGAATGCTAAGTCAGGATTTGATGCTGTTAAAAAGCTATGCGGGGGTCCAAAAGGATTTGGTCCAAATGATGTTGCAGGCATTGTAGCACTGAAAAGTATGGCAGGAGGTGATTATAGAATCAGAACGAAAGCCAAACAGATTACACTGCGCAAATGGCAACAAGAGTTGTGTGATGAACTCGAGAATAATGAACCGAATCCAGATAGAGTAATATGGATCTGGAATAAGAAAGGTAGATGCGGCAAAAGAATCATAGGTCTATATATGAGAGATCACTGTCTAAGTGAAGATGGTTTGCCTAAGTATGAATATACAACGGACTTAGGTACGTCCTATCACGCGGCTACGACAATTAAAGGCATGTGCGAGAGAGGATGGCAACAATGGGGATTGTTTATTAATCTAGTAAGATCATCAGAAAACCATGACAGGATATATGACTATATCGAAGCTATAAGCGATGGTGAATTGTGTGTACAAAAATATCAAGGTATGCCTTTGTCGTTTGATCCGCCACATTTGATAATACTCGCAAATTGGGCACCGAAAGTAGCTAAACTTTCTACTCCTAGATGGGACATTAGGAGTGTGGATCAAAATGATGATGGTGAATGGGTTATGACTAAAGTGAACGCGTGGGAGCTGAAGCGTGAACAAAAACTGAGTAGTAATGATGGATTTACTTCGCTTGTTAAGCCTAAAAGGCGTGTAATAATAAATAGAAAAGCACCCGAAGTTACTGAACCTACCGTAACTGTCATGGATGAGCTTTTCGCGAAGATAAATGCAGTGTAATAACTGCAATTAATATACATTCTTGGAATGTATATTAATTGAAAAGGGGGGATACCCCCCTACATTTAGCCATAAGGGCTAAATGTACCCCCAAAAGGGATATATTGCAGGTATGCAATATATCCCTTGCCCGACTAACATTAAATATACGTCGGGCTTGTGTGAGGGCAGGTGGGTGTGCTCACGAAGCCTTACGGCTTCGCTCCGCTCACGTAGCGCAGCAAGCTGCTTTGTTCTCGCTCCAGAATGCGCATGCTTCCTCGCAAGCTCGTCGCAAGCGATTCTTCGCTCGGGGGTAACTTTGGGTTAGAAAGGCGCAAGCGCCTAATACGCACACACTCGCAAGCGAGTGCGTGCTAATGTTGAATGTTATATTAATTTAATAGATTGAGAATTGTATATGAGCAGAATATAAATTTTTAAAAAATATGTGACTAAAACATGGTAGGGACACTTTGTTAATTGCAAAAAGTGTTGAAAAAAATACACCAGGGGTGGTCTTAATTGAAAGAAAAATAAAATAATTAAATACTAACTAACTACCTACCTCTTTAAATTCATTAAAGAAAACGCTAGAGATAATAAATGGAAGCGAGTGACAAGTTCAGCAAAAAAGTTTGCTACTGTGAAGAAAGAGACAAAATAATATTGAAGTTAGCCAAAGGTAACGTAGAGCTATTGATGGATGAAATCGATTATGCAATTTACTCAACTGATCTCTCGATCGATTCGTTTGGAGAACGATGCTTTATTTGTAAACAAAATGTTTACGATTATTTATTCACAGCGTTATACGACGGAGGAGTTTATAATTATAATTGGACAACATGTAAGAAATGTTGGGATAGATTACAAGAACTATCAGAAACAATATATGAACCAGTAAAAGAACCAGATTGTGAATAATATGCCTACAATGTAGGTATATAATATATGGATTAACCATAGATAGCAGGATCGAGGTAAGGAATTTGTGCTATGTATATATCAACGTAAGGAGATGTTGGAAGTGCTGAAACTCCCAATTCAATAGAGTGGGGTAACCCATCACCAGGAATATTACACCACATAATAATGCCACAGCTAGCAGAAGTAGCCGTAGCGGTAGGCCACGCAAGGTTGGCGTTTTGATTGTTGTCTGCGTGTTGGATGAATTTAATAAGGGGATCTGTTGCTGGATCGATGAAGGGTTTCTGTACACTAGCAGTAGAATCACCAGTGTATGTGAGGGAGACCATATAACTAGTCGTAACGGCAGATGCTGGAAATGTGATGAGAGCCTCATTATTAGCGTCGGCTAATATGATATTAAGGTTGTTCTCAACGTCAAGTATACCAGAGGATATAGCACCAAATGGTTGGATATTAGAAACACCGACATCATTTCCAAAATGATACCATCCACCAGCTTGAGCTGAGTCGTCACCTATTTTAGGCTTATATAGGATGAATTCGTAGGTAACCCATAACTGACCTACTTGTACGGATGTTCCTTGAAGTCCAGATGTAGCGATGGAAAACGTACCAAAGTCACTAAAACGAAGATCGGTGTCAGAGGAGTTGGCACCAGCCCTAGTATAGAGATGTGAGAGTGGAGATTGCTTAGGGTCGCATTCAACAAAATGTTGTACATTATCAGAGACTTTACCAGATTGAGCCCAGGTGTAATTAAGTAATTCAACGTCTGAATTGAACAAGGGATCGGTAGGGTCATACTGAGTACACATCATAACCTGACCTAAGGCCAGATTGGTAGATGAAGCGATAGCATCAGAAGCGGTAGATCTAAACTCAAAACAAACTCCGTTTGGCTTATATTCTTCGTAATTCTGGGCAATGGACGAGAGCCATGGAAATGTAGATTGTTGGGCAGGGTTAAGAGGGAAGGATTGTAACTTAAACTTACCTGCGACGTCGGATGTGACAATAGGACCAAGGTACTCACGGTGGCGGATAATCGTCCCACCTTCAGCATAGACTGTATTACGTACCTCAGGGATATCGGGTTTAATCAAGACATTATGTCTAATGTTGGAGATATTATATGCTCCCAGACCTTCCAGGACACCACCAGAAAGGGAACCCCCCACTTTACCAAAGCCAGGGATCTTGGCGGAACCATGAACTTCGCCCTTAACATAATATGCACCGCGTTGACGTAAGTAGCGTTTGCGGTAAACCGGTCTAGAGCGCGAATAGGCACCATAACCGGAGCGGGCGTAACGGCGGGGGGCGAGGGAGGAGTGGGTGGAGCGGACACGACGAGAGGCCGGAATCCGACGAGATGATGTTCTCTTGTACTGCATTTAAAATGCAGTGTGTTTTTTATTTTTGATGAGATATAAAAAAAATATACGAAATTAGATATGATAAAAAGA